AAAGAGTATAACGAGAGAATTTCGCCTTAATACTGTAATTTCTTCTAAATTAGCAAGTAAAATTGCAATATCTGCACAAGCAGAAACAGGATCAGTAAACTCTAAAGACCATTCTCCGTATAGCCACTTAAATACGTTTTATGAAGATAGGTATTCCCGATCAAAAGAAGATCCTACTATAGGAAATAATGCTACTGTAGTAAACAAAAGCGGAGCTACTTCTGACCAGGAAGCAGCAGATTTATTTAATAGTCACGTACAATGTTTATATGGTAAATTTGAAGGGTATAACCCTAAAAATATCGAAGCCGCTAAGAACTACTACCTTGAAAGAATGTCTAAAGCAAAATCATCAAATCCCCTAACTAGTGCCTCTCCGTACATACCTCTTGAGTTAGAGTTGACAGTAGACGGTATAAGCGGTATAATGATGATGAATGGTTTTACTGTTCCAAATGATAGGTTGCCTTATACCTACCAAGGAGAAGGCGGTAAGACTAAAATTGCCTTTATTGTAACTGGGTTAGTACATACTATTCAAAATAATGAATGGCTAACTAAGATAAAAGGACAGATGATAAAATTAAAAACACCAGTACTAATAGAAACACCTGGAAAAAGATCAGATGCCTTACAAATATCTTTAGCTTCTATAACTACACTAAGCGATGAATTTAACAGCAAGTACCCGTGGAGTGCTGGCTTTATTAGTTATGTAATGAAACAGGCAGGAGTAAGTAATTTTCCTTATAATTCGTATCATAGTGAATATGCGCAAGCTCTAAGAAGTAAACCTAACGGCTGGCAGGTCTTAGATCCAGGTAAGACCAAAATTCAAGCAGGAGATCTAGTAGTAGCAAATAGAAATGGAAATACTCTGACTTTTACGACCAGAACTTGGTCGGGAGCAGGTCATGGAGATATTATAACTGCTGTAAACGGTAACGTAGCTACAGGAATTGGAGGTAATGTGGGTAATACTGTAGGGAAAAAGAGTCTTGCATTAAGTGGAGGGCAGTTAGGAAAAACTGATTACTTTGTAGTACTTAGACCTCCTCAAGGTGATACAACTAGCATAGTAAATAAAGCATTAGCAGAGTATGATTTATGGCATACAAATAAATGGAAGGAGACATCGCCAGATGCTTTACCTTATTTAAGAGAATATTATAAAATAATAGGTATAACTATATAGAGTATGTCGTTAAAGTATTATCCATTGAGTAGAGTAGAGACAAACAAGTATACTAGAGGTAATGAATTTGTATTACCTGACGGAACTACCTATGCCGGGAGATATTATGCAACTTACAATAACAAATTTTTTACAGGTATAACTCCAGCCTTAGGAACAAATATAGAATTAATTCCGATAAGCCTTTTTAGGGCACGTAATAAGACTAATACTGTTCTTACCAATCCTATTAATAATATAACTGTAATACCTAGTTCTTCTGCTGCTTATGATCAAGCAAATAGACAACTTGCCGGTAGTTTAATAGAATTAAACCCTTACATACCTATACCAATAGATGGTGATTACGCAAGAGGTTATTTTACAAGGTACTTTGCTAAAAAAGTATCTGGAACAGGGTTTATTATGGAGATTTCAGAGCAAGACTGGGCTCAAGTAGGAAATGGAAATGTTGATAAGGGACTACTATCGTACGAAACTGCAGATATGCTTTGGCAATTAACAGGACCAACGTACGATACAAGAAAATCTCAGTATCAAATTATAGGAGGGGTTTACACTACTAATAAACGTGTAACAGAAGCAAAACAAAAAAGCTTTAGAGGTATTGTAGAGTATATTGGAGGGGATTATACTAAATTTGCAAAAATAACTGAAGTATCAGTTGCTACTTCGGGAAGTATGTAGTATATTTACTGTAAATAAAAGTTATGTATTTCATTGTTGAGACCGAAGAACAGCTTTCACAGCTGCCTAGACCTGAAAAATGCTTTGTTGAGTTAATGGCTCTTTCTGAACATACTCATCCAGCTTTAACTACACCGTGCGTCTTATACTATAATGATTTTAAGAAAGGATATATTATTCCAATTAACCATTCAGAAGCCTTTTCCCTCTCTATCGATCAAATTCAGACCTTTTTAAAAGGTATCCCTAAAATATACTTATTAGATAAAAAATGGCATTCTTATTTTTTAAATCTAACTAACGGAATTGATTTATTCTTTACTGTACTTGATATAGAAGGTAAAATTCCAGACGTACAATGCTATACACCTGTACATTTAGACTACTACGAGAAGTTTAAATATTCCTCACAGGTAAATACCTTTATTCCGATCTCAAAGCATTACGAAAGATGTGAATGTATGTTTGAAATGGTTAAAGACTATGCAGGAAGAGAGTCAAATGCTGAATGGCAGAACAAATACACTGAAGTGTATAAATGGGTAGAAGAGCAGGGAATCTTAGTAGATGAAAAGCTCTTTGATAAGTACTTTGAAACTCCTTGGAAAGGGAGATCTTTAAGGGATAGTAGGGTTTATTCGAGTTATAACCTGTATAATATTACTTCACGTCCTACTAACGCATTTAATAGTATAAACTTCCTTGCTTTTAATAAAGAAAATGGCTCTAGAACGGCTTTTATACCGGAAAACGATGCTTTTGTAGAGTTTGATTTTGACGGATATCATTTAAGGTTGATTGCCAATAAAATGGGAACTGAAATACCGCAAAATGAGTCAATTCACGAGTATTTAGGTAAGCAGTACTTTGAAAAAGACGAATTAACGTCTGAAGAATATCAAGAAGCTAAGAAAATTACGTTCAGACAGATGTATAACGGAGTAGAGGATGAGTATAAGCACATTGAATTCTTTAAAGACGTAGCAATCGCAGTAGATGCCATGTGGACTACCTATAAAGGAAGCGGTTTTTTGGAATTACCGAATAAAAGAAGACTTACACTAGAGAATGCTAATCCTCAAAAGCTATTTAACTACTATATTCAATGTTTAGAGACAGTAAACAACGTTAAAAAACTAGATAAGCTAAAAAGCTATCTTCAAGATAAACAAAGCAAAGTGCTTTTAGTTGTATACGATTCGATATTAATTGATTATGCAGCATCAGACGGAAAAGGTACCCTATCTCATATTAAAGATATCCTAGAAGCGGATAGATTTAAGGTAAAGGCTAAAAAAAGCAATAACTATAACTTTTAACACTAAGAACGAACTATTTATTATGGAATTTATACAGTTAACACAAGATCAATTGAAGAATAAGTTATTTTGCACATTCTCTCCTAAAGACAAGCTAGAAGAGGTTTTAGATACGATTAAATCCGAATACGTAATCATGTACGGAAAGATATTTGTATTAGAATCTGAAGATTCTGATGAATTTTTGTGCACTTACAATATTGAAGTTCAAAGTACTAATACAAGAGTACTTCCAAATACAATACTTTTACATAGAAAGAAGGAAACTAATACGTTATACACGATTAACAGTTTAAACCTTCTAATTAAATCCCTAAACGAGGGAATCTTAGACACGTCCTTTAGAGTAGAGTGGCAGAATTACAGAAATACTGTACTTCTAACTCAAGGCGACGACTTAAGAAAACTTTCTACAAAAATCCACAAAATAGTTAACTTATAAGTTGCTAGTTCGGATTTTTTTACTTACATTTCCTTATAAAGTAAATTTTAAACTAAAACAATAAGTTATGGCAATGGACCTATCTGCGATTAAGTCGAAACTTAACTCGTTACAGAACCAAAAGTCAGGCGGTCAAAAAAGAGACATGTCCTTGATCTTATGGAAACCTACTGTGGGTAAACACAGCGTTCGTATCGTTCCTGCAACATGGGACAGATCAAATCCTTTTAAGGAAGTATTAGTACATTACGGTATTGGTAACCGTACTATGATTTCATTAGTTAACTTCGGTGAAAAAGATCCAATTGTTGAATTTGCTAAGCAATTAGCTACAGCAGGAGATAAAGAGAACTGGGTTATGTCTAAGAAATTAGAACCTAAGATGCGTGTATTCGCTCCTGTCATCGTTAGAGGTGAAGAAGAGAAGGGCGTACGCTTATGGGAGTTCGGTAAGCAAATTTATGCTGAATTATTATCATTAGCTGACGATCCTGATGTAGGAGATTACACAGACGTAATTGAGGGTCGTGATATTACGATCGAAACTACCGATGCAGCTGCTAACGGTACTGGTTATAACCAATCTAAAGTACGTGTTCGTACTAAAACTACTCCTTTATCAGAAGAAGCAGCAGAAGTAGAAAAGTGGTTAAATACTCAACCAGAGGTATTCACTATCTTTAAGAAATATTCTTATGATGAGATGAAAGAATATTTGTTAAGTTGGCTACACCCTGAAGCTGCTACTGATGAACCAGCAACTCCAGCTGCACCTACTGCACCCGTAGTAGAAGCACCAGCTCCTGCTAATAAACCAGCATCGTTTGCTTTAAACGCTAAACCTAAAGCAAGCATTGACGACGAGTTCGACGAATTATTTAAATAAACAATTACATGGTAAAAGGAACTAAAGCTTCTCTTAATGAGAGTATAGCTGGTGCCCTAAAGGGTACCTTTAATCTAGATAGCTTTAAAGAAGCAAAGAACTTATCTAGTACATCGATTAAGATGAAAGAACAAAAATGGATACCTTTATCAAAAGCATTTCAAGACTGTTTATCTATACCTGGCATCCCACAAGGCCATATTACACTACTCCGCGGTCACTCTGACACCGGTAAAACAACAGCTCTCTTAGAAGCAGCAGTAAGCGCCCAGAAAATGGGCGTCTTACCTGTTTTTATTGTTACCGAGATGAAGTGGAATTGGGAGCATGCTAGGTTAATGGGATTAGAGTATGAAGAAGTAGCTGATGACAATGGAGTAGTAAAGGATTATAAAGGATTTTTCTTGTATATTGATAGAGAAAGATTAAATACTATTGAAGACGTAGGTGCATTTATTGCAGATTTACTTGACGAACAGAAGAACGGTAAATTACCTTATGATTTATTATTTTTATGGGATTCAGTAGGCAGTATACCTTGTGAAATGTCTGTAAACTCTAATAAGAATAATAACGAATGGAATGCAGGCGCTATGTCTAAGACATTCGGTAACTTTATTAACCAAAAAATCGTATTATCACGTAAAGAAAGTCAACCTTATACCAACTCAATGCTAGCAGTAAATAAAATCTGGGTAGCTAAAGCAGAAAACATCATGGCACAGCCTAAGATGAAAAATAAAGGCGGGGATACGATGTATTTTGATTCTTCATTAATTGTTACTTTCGGTAATGTTACTAGTTCTGGTACAAATAAGATTAAAGCAACCAAGAACGGTAAAGATGTAGAGTTTGCAAAGCGTACTAAAGTTAGTTGCGATAAAAACCACGTTAACGACGTAACATCTGCAGGTAGAGTTATTATGACTGCACATGGTTTTATTGATGATACTAAGCAAGCTATTGATGCCTATAAGAAACAGTACTCGAAAGGATGGTTAAAGACTTTAGGAGCTACCGACTTCGAGGTAGTAATAGAGACCGATGAGGATAGTAAAGATATTTTTGATGCTTCAGAAGAATAATATTATGAATACAGACTATAGAAAAATGTTTGCGGAAATGGAAAGTGAACCGGTAACAACCCTGCATAAAAATAGCAGGGTTCTTATTATAGACTCGTTAAATACGTTTTTACGTAGTTTTGTAGCAATACACCATATCAATCCAGCGGGTAATCACGTAGGAGGATTAGGAGGCTTCTTAAAATCAGTCGGTGCAGTTATAAAACAATTACAGCCTACTAGGGTTATTTTAGTTTTTGACGGCGTTGGCGGTTCAACAAATAAGAGGTACCTTTATCCAGAGTATAAAGCTAATAGACATATTACTAAGATCTCAAACTGGGATGCATTTGATAATCAGGAAGAAGAATCTGAGTCTATCACTAATCAAATTTTACGCTTAGTAGCTTACTTAAAGTGTTTACCTGTTGACTTAATTGCAATAGATAAAATTGAAGCAGACGACGTAATTGGATACCTTGCAACTAGGTTTCCTGAAAAAGTAACTATACTATCTACTGATCAAGATTACTTACAGCTCGTATCGGATAAAATTACAGTTTACTCACCAGTTAAGAAGATAATCTACGACCCGGCTAGAGTAGTAAAAGAGTACGGAATTACACCTCAAAACTTTTTAGTAGGTAAAGTTATACTAGGAGATAAAGGCGATAATGTACCCGGGGTAAAAGGTATTGGTGCAAAGACGTTAATAAAGCTTTTTCCTCAATTAAAAGAAAAAGAGAAGTTTAGATTATTAGTTTTATTAGAGTATGCAAAACAAAATATAACAAAAAGTAAACATTACGGTGATATACTTAACTATAGCTATCAATTGGACATAAACAGGAAGTTAATGGATTTACATAATCCAAATATACCTCAAGAAGATAAAGCTGTAGTAGATCACTTACTAAATAACCCGAATAACGGTTACGACCCTATTAAGTTTGTAAAGTTATACAACGAAGACTTATTAGGCAAGACTTTACTTAGCCCTTAAATATGGTTAGGTGAAACTTTTGCAAAATTAACGGGGTATGAGTTGAAAGATCAAGAATAGTTTACTATATTAAAGAATAAAGAGAATCAGTTATGGCAGTTTTAAATCAGTTGAATCAATACGGTGTAGGCTTTCAAGTAAAGGTGTTATCGAGCTTACTAAGACATAAAGAATTTTTACAGAACATACACGATATACTAGAGGAAGAGTATTTTGATAATCCGGCACATAAGTGGATTATAGAAGAGATTTTAAAATATCATTATAAGTACCATACTACACCTTCTCTTGATGCATTACAAGTAGAGGTTAAAAAAATTGATAACGAGGTATTAAAAGTATCTGTTATTGAGCAGTTAAAAGAAGCTTATAAAGCATCTAACGAAGACCAGGAGTATGTAGAGCAGGAGTTTGCTAATTTCTGTAAGAACCAACAGCTAAAGAAAGCTTTAATGTCTTCAGTTGATTTATTAGAAAAAGGACAGTACGATGATATTAGGTATTTAATTGATTCAGCATTAAAAGCTGGTATGGATAAGAACCTAGGTCACGAGTACGAGAAAGATACTGAAACTCGTTATAGAGCAGAAGATAGAAACCCTATACCAACGCCTTGGCCTCACGTTAATGAATTATTACAGGGAGGATTAGGAGCAGGAGATGTAGGAATTATTTTCGGTAACCCAGGCGGAGGTAAGAGCTGGATGCTAACTGCTCTAGGAGCTATGCCTGTATCGTTAGGTTATACTGTTGCTCACTATACCTTAGAATTATCAGAAGGGTATATGGGTAGGAGATATGATGCTACGTTTACAGGACTTAAAGTACAAGAGTTAGGTTTGCATAGAACAGAAGTAAATGAGATGATTGAGAAGCTTAAAGGAAAGTTAATTATCAAAGAATTCTCAATGGGTAAAGCATCTATATCTTCTATTGAATCTCATATTCAAAAGATGACTGACCTCGGTACTAGACCGGATTTAATTATTATTGACTACGTGGATTTATTAAAGTCTAAGCGTAAGTCTATTGACAGAAAGGATGAAATTGATGATATTTATATCTCCACAAAGGCTTTAGCAAGGGACTTAAAGTTGCCGATTTGGACTGTATCTCAAGTGAATAGAGCAGGTGCGAAAGATGATGTAATCGAAGGAGATAAGGCAGCTGGTTCTTATAACAAGGTTATGATTGCAGACTTTGCAATGTCTTTATCAAGAAAAAGGTTAGATAAGATGAATGGAACTGGAAGAGCACATATTATGAAGAATCGATATGGCGGCGATGGAATGACTTATCCAATGAAAATTAACACTGAAAACGGTAATATAGAAATTTTAGAAAGAGAGATGGAAGAAGGAGAATTTACTGTAGAAAATGGTAATCAAGGAACTAAGGCCCCGACTACTAATTTCAGTGCAGAAGAGAGGAATTATTTGCAGCAAAGATTCTTTGAATTAGGTAAATAATGCTATTTATTACTACAAAAGGTATCTAATATGAGTTTAACTGAATTATATAACGAAAAAAAGACAGCACTAGCGCCTCCTGTAGATCAAACTACTTATGAAGAGTTTGTATTTGAAATGGAGAAAAATGGCACTAACAATTTAGTAGATAGAAATATGGTAGATCCTACCTTTAGACCTCCTACTGCTGCTGATACATACCTTGAGACAGTCTTTCAAGACGGTCTAAACAAAAACCTGTAGATTCAACTAAATAAGTTATAGACTTAACGACGGTGTAAAACCCTCGAATGAAAAACGTATCTTTAATATTATAAAAAACGACGAAAAATGGACATTTCACAGAGCATTTTAAGTGACATTACGGTATATATGAAGTATGCCAAATTTAATCCCGAAGTACAGAGAAGGGAGACATGGAAAGAGTTAGTAGATAGAAACAAAGCAAT